CCGCACGTTCACAACGGTCGATACGAATGGGAGACGGCTATCGCTTCGTCGCTTAACAGCGCTCGACACTCTGCGGCTGTTCAAGGCTGCTGGGCCTATGTTAGCCCAAAATGAACCTTGGCTGTCTATGGCTGGCTTGGCCTTCTCAGTCCTAGAGATCGACGGCGTTCCGGTACCCGCACCTATCACCGAAGCACAGATCGAAGGACTAGTCGACCGCCTGGGGGACGACGGGTTAGCAGCAATTGCGAACGTCATTAAAGATGCATACCCAACCTCTGAATCTCGGGCTGATGTGGGAAACTTGCTCGGCACCCTGTCCTAATCGACTGCCTCTACCTTATTCGGAACGGGGTGCCTTTTGACGTAGCATTCTCACTTTCGCCTGGCGAGAGAGCGGCCTACGTCGTTGTGCTAGGAACCTTGGACGGACACAGCTTCGATTGGTCAGCGTTCGATTGGAGGAGTGCCACTTTGGCCAGAGGATAGCTTACAGGCTGTCCTCCTACCAAATTTTGATCCAGGGTGTGACCCATGCATACAGCAAATGCAAGGCGGACTGCTTGGTTCATGCAGCTCCAGCGCATCTTGCAATTCCAAAAACGGCAATTTGCCCCACGGCATGCTGCATTGCGCCCGCAAAGACCGACCAAAGATGACTTCTCCGTACGCAGTTCAGGATATGCCGTATCCGCCAAGCTGGCGGCGTTTGCCACAGGACGCAACAGCATCTTAGCCCTTGGATATAGACCATCGGCTTTAGTGAACGGGCCGATTAGTAGCTCAGGAACATTTGCGGCACACATGAAAGTGCTAGCGACGAAGACGGATGTTTTTAGATACTACAAAGTTCCCAACGGTTCCCTAGCGTCGCCACGCTTAATAAAAGGTCTGGGGCCTGAACATCAGCTGCTGCAGAGGCGCTACCAGCCTCGCCCCGTGCGTGGGGTGCAACTTTCGAAGCCGGTCGGCGACGAAGGGGATCGTTTCCTAAACCAGACTTTCAAAATGAGACCCCCAAGGCCCCTGACGCTGCCGTTCTCTACGAACGAAATGGCAAACGGCTTTACTGCAACGCCAATGCGCTTTCCTGTTAGCAGCATTACTTCCCTTCCCGCCGTTGGAGATGCATGGGCTTCCCGCCTTCCCAGCGCTCGCTCCTCTTTTGTAGATGTAGGGGACGAAGCGTCGCTCAGGGCACGGCCTCCGCCAAAAGAAGAACAATTTGACCTGGATGGCCTTGCAAACAGAGCCTCGCCGATTGGCCAAGAAGAGCAAAAGGGCGATTCAGGTTATCGGCCTCGACAGCGCCAAGCCTCGTCACCTGCTACCACGATCCATATAGACGGCTCGGTTTTAGGAAGATGGGCCATTCAGCACTTGGAACGAACGCTAGGGAAGCCTGCCTCGGGTATGACCGGGGTGGACCCAAGGGCCAATCCACCGAGAAGCCGCGTTTCACCGTTTTAACGAGTCGCATTACCTAGCGCAACATACCGGTCACGGAAGCCGAGCAGAACTTGCAGAACTCCCCTATAAGACTTGGGTTAATCGACCTCCAAGACTTCGAAATTCCACAGTCAGTGCGTTTCGGAGGTCGCCATCGACTTAGCGTTCACGCGCTGGCGGGCGGAAGAAGAATTGTTGAGAGGCTTGGTCCTGACGACGATGAGATCGAGTTCCAAGGCACCTTCTCTGGACCAACCGCGGAAGCCCGCGCCCGCGCCTTCGACAATCTGCGCTTGTCGGGAGAAGTTGTCTGGCTCACATGGGAGTCGTTTAGGCGTCAAATTATCGTACGTCGCTTCATCGCGGAGTTTCACAATCCCTGGTGGATCCCCTACAGGATAAGCTGCGTTGTTGCACATCAGACCCACATCGGGCCGGCCGATGGCACAAACACGGCCGCGGTCTTATCCGCCGACCTGAGTAACGCGATGGCTGCCGCCGCCGGCTCCACGATTTCTCTGACCTCCATCGAAACACTTCTCTCGACCTCCAACGCACTGACACCGGGTACTGCGTATCAAACTTATGCAAGTGCAACGCTGGGATCAACGCTTGCGATTATAAATCAACAGATCGATCAGCAGTCCGCCAGCCTCATTACTCCGACCCCGTCTGGGATGCACATGTCTGATTTCGGTCGATCGTATATTTCGACAGTGGGCTGTGCGGCCTCACTGGCTACTGCAATCAACGTTCGCTCTTATGTCGGTCGAATTGCCGTAAATATCATCGGATCGGGTGCCTGACATGAACACGGTTACGACCATTGGGGGAAACCTTTTTGAAATTGCCGCGGCCCAACTCGGGAGCGCGCTGCAGTGGATAAACATAGCACGAACCAATAAGCTAACCGACCCGATGCTATCGGGCCAAAATGAAATAATCATTGCTCCCTATTCATCCACCTTTTCAGACGGTATCGGGCCTCAATAAATGCCACTGCAATTGAGTGGCACCACAAACATCCAGGTCTTGGTCAACGGAAAGCAGATGCCCGGACTTCTCCGTGCCTCTATTGCGACTACCAACTGCTTTGCTGCTGACACATATTCGATCACCTTCGCTATTAATAGCTCCGCCGACATCGCGTTTTGGTCGATGATTTCCTCTGCCTACCTTGAAGTCACCGCTGTTGTGCCCGTCACATCTGGTGGATACCAAAACCTTATTACGGGCATGGCCGATACAATTCATGTTGATCCGATCCAGGGAACAGTCGGAGTTGAGGGAAGAGATCTCTCATCTTCAATGATCGATTCCTACCGGCAGCAGGATTTTGTCAACCAGAGCGCTTCTGAAATCGTGTCTGCCATCGCTCAATATCATAATCTACAGGCAGTCGTAACACCGACAATTGGTAACATTGGACGATACTACAGCGATGGATATACAAAACTATCGCTAGGGCAGTTTTCTCGCCTCCAGTCAGACTGGGATCTCGTAGTTCAACTTGCCCGCGAGAACGATTTCGACGTCTTCGTCGAAAGCAGGTTGCTCTATTTTCAAGCGTCGGGCGCGTCGGCCAGCGTTCCCACTTACCTGTCGTTGAAAGATGTTCAAACTGCACGTATCGAGAAAAATCTCAGCATCAGCACGAATGTCACGGCGAAAGTCCAATCTTGGAGCTCCCAGAATATGGCGGCCTATCAGAGCGGCGATCCCGGCGAGAACGCACCAGTAGAGCAGGGTTCAGGTGTCACCGGTCTGCCATTCCTGTTTTCAGGTGCAAACTATACCCCCCAACAAGCGACGGACTGGGCAAGACGTTACGAAACAGAGCTTAATCGTCTAGGCACTGTCCTAAATTTGGACATGCCGTGGGATCTGTCGCTCTGTCCGCGAGCCACGATCCTGTTGAACGACACTAACTCCCTGTTCGACACCACTTATCAGATTGATAGCATTGAACGCCACTTCAGCTCCACATCTGGTTCGAGACAACTGGTGCGAGCAGTTAAAGTTTGATGTCCTATCGTCGTGGTGTGTCTTGATCTGTAGCGGTCAGTATGACTAATAAGTTGTCCAACATCATAAGATCCCATGCAGCCAGCTTAGACCAGACCGCAGGTCAGGTTAAATTCGGGACGGTCACGTCGGTCAACCCGAACAATGCAACTGCCCGCGTACTCATTCAACCCGAAGGGGTCTTGTCCGGTTGGCTTCCCGTAATTTCGCAGTGGGTCGGAAATGGCTGGGGGCTGGCCTGCCCGCCGAGCCCGGGAGACCAGATTCTTCTCGTCCCTCAGGAGGGCGATGTCGAACAGGGTATTATTATCGGCAGGGTTTTTTCCGTCAATCAGATGTCCCCTGCTGCTCCACCAGGCGAGTTTTGGCTTGTACACAGCAGTGGTAGTTTTCTCAAGTTGTGCAACGACGGAACGATCCGCATCAACGGCGACCTCCATGTCTCAGGCGATGTTTACGATCGAAAGGGATCCCTGTCGGATTTGCGAACGACCTACAATTCACACACCCATACAGTGGAAAGTAACGAAATTACAAGCTTACCTACACCTTTGGATTAGGGCATGTACGATATTTTTCATGAATGGGGCAGTGATCTGGTGGTTGGCAACGGAGGGGATCTCGCGCTTGCCACCGGATCCGCGGTGGTCAGCCAACGCGTTTGCCGGAGGTTACTCACCAATCCAGGGGACTATATCTGGAATCTCGACTACGGAGGAGGATTGGCTCAATTCGTCGGCTTGCCAGCTAAATCAGCAGACATTGAAGCAGTCGTAACAAACCAACTGCTTTTGGAGACCGCTGTCCCCACGACGCCGGCACCCCAGGTGACTACTACGGTTGTTAATACAAAAAACGGGTCTGTGGTGGCTAACATCACCTATGCTGATCCGACATCTCAGCAGTCGGTTACACTTAATGTTAGCACGGGGTGACCGACCATGAACTTGAGTCTCAAAGGGTTCACGCAACTTATAGAAGATATGAGTTCCGCACTACAGAGTTCCGCAACGACGCTAGTTGACGTATCTGTCGGCTCTGTTGTTCGCGCAATCTTTGAGGCAAATGCGTCGGTTGTGCTCTGGATACAGTGGCTGATCCTCCAGGTGCTTCAGACCACACGGGCATCAACCTCGACCGGTTCGGATCTTGACTCGTGGATGTTGGACTTCGGGTTAAGCCGCCTGCCGGCCGTTGCCTCGACAGGCATTGTCACATTTTCGCGCTTCGCGCCCAATCTGGCTGCGACAATACCCGTCGGCAGTATCGTCAAGACCAGCGATGGTTTGCTGAGTTTCTCGGTAACGGAGGACGACACGTTATCAATCTGGCAACCCGCCTCGTCAGGATACATTATTCCCGGCGGCGTGCCTTCCGCCGATCTGCCGGTCATATGTATCACTTACGGGTCGATAGGCAATGTGTTGTCGGACACGATCATTGTCATTTCAGCGTCGCTACCGGGGGTTGATCAAGTTAACAACGCAAACCCGCTGTCAAATGGTGTCGATGCTGAGACCGACCAAGCATTCCGCAGTCGATTCCAGGGCTACCTGGCAAGTCGATCACGAGCGACGCTTGGGGCTCTGCAGAACGCGATTGCTAACGTCCGCCAGGGTCTGGATGTTGCCATAGAGCAAAATACAGGTCCTGGGGGTGGGCCTCTAGTCGGGGCGCTTCTGGTGGTTGTCGACGATGGTACAGGCTCTCCCTCTACC